ATGTCGCACGAAGAATATGCCGAGTGGCGAAAGCAAAATCTGAACCGCAACAAAGGCTATATCAAGATGCGTTGACGCAGAATATTTTTTCTGTACAATCGCACAGATCAGACCGCGCTGTCTCGCGGGTTAGGTCAGACCGACTGACTTGAATCAATCGGGGCGGTTGCTACCGTGGGCAACCTTTGTAATCACGGGTCATCAATCACCGTTATTACATTGGGAGGCCATTAATGGCATCAAGCACCACGACTACGCTCGACGATCTGTTTGTCAACATCGTCCGCGAAGCAATTTTCACCGCGCAGGAGCAATCCCTCGTGCGTAACCTCGTCACCGTGTACGACATCGGCGCGGATGACGGCAAAGCGATCCAAGTCCCGATCTACCCGGAAGTGAGCGCGTCTGCGCTGACCGAGGGTTCGGACATGTCATCGACGGCTGTTTCCACCTCAAGTGCCACGATTACCGCAGGCGAAGTGGGTGTGCAGGCCGTTCTGACCGATCTGGCCGCTCGTTCTTCTTCCCGCGACATCGCCGCCGACCTCGGTCGAGTGCTTGGCGAAGCCGTTGCCAAGAAGATGGACGAAGACCTCATCGCCCTCTTTGATGGCTTCTCGGCCTCTCTGGGAGCCACCACGACCGAACTGACCGCCGCGCATATCTTCAATGCCGCCGCTCAGTTGGACAACGCGAAAGCACCGGGCCGCAAGTACGCTGTACTTCATCCCTATCAGGTCTATAACCTGAAAGCCAACCTGACCAACACCTTCGCTAATCCGAACGGTGGCGACCTCCAGAACGAAGCCATGCGTAACGGCTACGTCGGAACGCTTGCCGGTGTGGATATGTTCGAGTCTGCGAACATCACCATCGACGGTTCTGGCGATGCCAAAGGCGCAGTATTCGTGCCGCAGGCTCTTGGTCTGGCGATCAAGTGGGATGTGAACATCGAGCCACAGCGCGATGCGTCCATTCGCGGTTGGGAACTCAACGCCACGGCCTGTTACGGCGTTGCTGAGTTGAAAGACAACTACGGCATCGAGATGTACTTCGACGCGGGTCTCTAAACCCAACTAAAACGCGGGGTGCGGAAACACTGACACCGCGCCCCGCCCCTTCGGGGATTTAACGAATGGCAATGAGCGCAGACAGCGATCTGGTTGAACTCCAACCGGATATCCTGACTTACGGCATCAGCGCATTTACCGACGAACACGCGAAAGCGCAAGCGGACATCGAGCGGGAACTGCGGATCAGATGGTGGCCTTTCCGCAATATCAGCGGGGAGATGAACGCAAGCCTCCTGACCGAATCACAGTTCACCAGAGCCGCCGCTTATCGGGTTCTCGGTTGGTACGCCCTGCCGCAATTAACTCGATGGGAAGCCGACGGCGGTGAAGATCGCTATCAGCAGATGATGAAGTTTTACCGATCCGCTTATGACGATGAGATCGGCAAAGTTCTGAAGGATGGTATCGAATACGATTCCGATGAGGATGGTTCAATAGTCACATCGGAGAAGCAACCGCTTCATTTTGGACGATTGCAAAGATGATGAGTGTAAACATCTCGCTTGACGATAAAGCCGTCAAAGCGTTGATGAATGCTTATCCAAAGAGAATAAAAAAATCCTCAAGAACTGCGATCAATAAAACAGCATCATTTGTAGAATTCACGATCAAGAAAAGAACAGCGCGAGGCGTAGGAATAAACGGCGGGTTTACGCCTTACGCAAAATCAACGAGGAAATCGAGAAGCAATAGAGGAAGGCAAGTTGGGGTCGTTGATTTATTTGATACCGGAAAAATGATGGGATCAATGATTACGCAACCGAAAAATCCTTTTCTTGCTTTGGTTACTTTTGCAGGAACTTTTCAAAAAAGAAAAGCAATGTGGCATCACAAAGGTTTGGGCAATCTTCCTGATCGACCGTTTTTTGATATCAGCAGTGCAGAAAAGCCTTTAGTCGCCTCAGTATTTATAAAAGAATTTAAGAGAAGGATGGCTCGATAGTGAGCAAACGAGAAGACATCGCCGCAAACATTGTTACAGTGCTTGATGCAATGTCATCTCCAACGCTGAAGAAGATCACCCGTGATCCTTTTCAAGCGGATGAATTATCGGATCAGCAGTTTCCGGCTTGTTGGATTTCAACGAGCGAAGAAGCCCGAGCCGATACGACGATGGGAAACACCACTCGTCAGGGAACGATTGATTATGTCATCGTGGGTTATGTCAAAGGGTCAGGCATCGACACTTCCAGAAACGAACTTATTGAAGGCATCGAGGAAGCACTGGACGCAGACAGAACTCGCGGCGGCAACGCCCTCAACACGGAGACCGTTTTGGTCGAAACTGATGAAGGGCTTTTATTCCCGGTCGGTGGTATTCGGGTCACTGTCCGAGTTACCTACGACTTCACGCAAGGAGCGACTTAATGGTTAAACCGATTGAAATGGAACTCAAAGGCACGGTGGTTATTGTCCATCCTGCCAAAGAGAAAGAAATGGAAGCCAAAGGATGGAAACATCGTGGCAAGCCAGTAGCACGGGCAAAGGTTGCAAAGCCAGAGCCTATCATCAACAAGCCAAGCGACGAGGAATAAGTTAAATGGCAACACATCACGGAAAAGACGGCACCTGTAAAGTCGGGGCGAATACGGTTGCCGAAATCAAAAACTGGTCTCTGGACGAGTCTGCTGATACGGTCGAAGATAGCGCAATGGGGGATTCCTCCAAGACGTATCTCGTCGGCATGACGGACGCGAGCGGCACGATCACTTGCCATTGGGACGAGACCGATACAACCGGTCAAGAAGCAATGACGATTGGTTCAAGTGTCACGCTGAATCTGTACCCCGAAGGAGCGGACACGGGTGATACCTATGCGACGATGACCGCGCTGATTAACAGCGTGGGCGTGAGCGTCGATATGGGCGACATCATTGAGCGTTCATTCGGCTTTCAAGTAACTGGCGGCGTAACTTGGGGAACCGCGCCCTAACCGATAGGAGAGATTAAATGTCAAACGGTGCTGAACTTCTCGCTAGAGCGAAAACACACTGGCGGGATAAACTCGTCGCTCCAATGGAATCGGTGGTGGTGTCCGAATGGGATGCCACCATCTATTTCAAACCGACGACGCTTGCTCAACGGAATAGGATTTTCAAATACGTCAACGACGGCTCGCTTGAGTCACTCGTCGAGACTTTGATTATTCGTGCGCTTGATGGCGATGGGAAAAAACTGTTCAACAACAATGATAAGAAAGCATTGATGGAGTCAGTCGATCCCGACGTAATCGTTCGCGTGATTAACGCCATGAACGAAGAACCAGAAACAACCGTGGAGGACGCAAGAAAAAACTCAGAAGCGGCGACGAAGAAATCATCCTGATATTTAGACTCGCCGAACATCTGGGAAAGACGGTTGGGGAACTGACCGAAACAATGACCACAGATGAATTGACCTACTGGGCCTGTTGGTTTGAGTGGGTTAATCAACAACAAGAGATGAAACGCTGATGCCAACTGCTGATGCAGTCATTCAAATACGCGCCCAGGATAAAACGCAAAAAGCGTTTCGTTCTGTCCAGAGCAATCTAGGCAAAACGCAAAAATCTTTTCGGGCGTTAGGCACGGCGGTAAAGATCGGCTTTACTGCGGTCATCGCGGGTGGTATTTCCCGCATGGTTAATTTCACCGATCAGTTTTCTTTGCTTGAGGCTAGAACCAAGAAAGCAAGCAAAGGTCTAGGTGATTACAACCAAATCAGCGGTGAACTGTTTAAGATCAGTCAGAAAACAGGAACCGCGCTCGAAGATACTGTAAAACTCTTTGAGTCTTTAGCGCGTACCGCACCGGATATCGGGGCAACCAGAGATCAAGTGCTTCAGATGACTGATTCGCTTGAGAAGATGGCAATCGTATCCGGCGCAAGCAACGTCGAAATCTCTAACGCCATGCGGCAGTTCTCGCAGGCAATGGCAGGCGGCGTGGTTCGAGCCGAGGAATTCAACTCAATCATCGAGAACACCCCAGAGATCGCGGCAAAGATAGCCGAGGGTATGGGAATGACCATCGGACAACTTCGCTTGGCTGTTGTCGAAGGCAAAGTGTTATCGAAAGATGTATTTGAGTCGATCCTCGGTCAGACCGGGCAGATCAATGAAGATTTTGCCGCTATGCCGATGACGTTCAGCAGAGCGATGACGATGCTCAAAAACTCGCTTCAAGTATTCCTCGGAGTATTGAACGAAGCAGGCGGCGCGACAGGTGTTCTGGCTGATGCGGTTGCAGGCATTGCTCGATTCTTTGATGGCTTGGTTTCTCGAATAAGATCGGGACGACTTGCGGCTGAATTCAGCAGTTGGAATGAGGCACTTCGATCATTTGGTGGTTATCTCTCCCAAATTGGAAAAGGCTTCACAGAACTTTTCAAAGGCATATCAGGAAATATAAACGTATTTGATGCGTTCCTTGATTTTCCAGATACCTTCAGAGCATTGGTTGTTTCTTTCGCCGCTTCAATGGATAAAGCATTTGTTGGTATCGAATACGCTTGGAAGATAACCATCAACAAAATGCGTCTCATCTGGAATGAGTTTAAGAAATGGGTTTTAAACATTTGGTTTAACACTCTTTCCGCGATGGTCAAAGCATTAGATGCGATTGGTCTCGAAAAGATGGCCGCCGCTGTCGAACGTGCCGCAGGAAGGGTTGAAGGTTCAATGATCGGGATGGCAAGAGGTTCGCAATATTTAAGAGATCAGATTGATAAGTTAAACGAATCCAGAGATCGAGAAATAGAGGCAATCGACGGTGTTGCAACCGAAATGGTTGGTGAGATTCAAGCGCAGAAAGAAGCAAACAAAGTTCTGCGCGAAGGTATCGTCGAAATTGATACCGCAACCGAATCAATGTATGACTTGGGCAACGAACTTGTAAGCACCGAGCAAAAGACCAACAAATTTAAAGATGCTTTCTCGGATATGTTCGAGGATATTAAAGGCGCATGGGGAACCATGTGGGAAGGGATATTCACCGGCAACGCGATCAATTCCGTTAAAGACTTTCTGAAAGAAGTAAAAAATATCTTTCTTAAAACGCTTGCAGAAATTGCCGCCGTTTACACTTGGGAAAAGATTTTCGGCGGTTTAACAGGTGGAGCAAGTGCAGGGATTGATATAGTCGGCGCAATCACAAAGATATTCAGCAAAGGCGCAGGCGGGGGCATCTCCAAAGGCGTCCCGGCAATATGGGAGTTTGCGGGTCTAGGAGGCACAGGCGGCACAGCGGCAGGCGGCATAGGCTCCTCGATTATGTCCGGGCTTGGTAGCATCGGAACCGCAATCAAAAGCGTCTTCAGCAGTATCACTTCGAGCGTAACAACCGCAGGCACGGCGGCGGGTAGCGGATTCGTCAGCAGTGTCGGATCGGCATTATCAGCCGGGGCCGGAATACTTGGCCCTCTGGCAATCGCGGCTTTTGGCTTCGCGAAAATATCCAAAAAGAAAAAAGAACTCAAAGCCGAGTTCAGATCGCTGATGAGCGATAACGCCATTACTAGCCGCTTGACGACTGAAAAACTTGTCGGCGATTACAACGTGCTTGGCGAGCATGGCGGCAGAACTTACGTTCAGATCGGCGCAACCGCCGCGAAGATGTACGAAGGAATAGGAATGTGGTCTGGCAAAGCATTCGGCCTGCAACGTTTCGCCATGCAAGAGATGAAAGACGAGTTTGGCAACGTCATCATCCGCGCCAATAACTTCAATGAACTGATGTCTATCCTTGAGCGTCAGGAACCATTTGTAAAACAAGCGCAAGACCTTCTCGATCTACACGGCCCCTCAGTTATCGCCAAAGAAGGCATCGAGTTGGTAAACAGCGAATTAGTCCGAGCGGATCAGGCATTCGCTCAGATGGGGCAATCTGGCGTGAACGCTTTGATGGCTGTCAATACCAAGTCGAATCAATATCAGAACATCATGCAAAAAGGCTTCGTGACAGCAACCCAAATGGCGCAGATGGGCCTTGAAGGTTTTGGTCATATGTCTGCTGATGTGTTCGATATCATAGTGCGCGGTGTGCAGGATTCCGAAGGCGCGATGAATAGCCTAGCCGAAGCCGCTCAGATTGCTATCGACAAAGGTCGGCAAGCCGCTAGTTTCGGTGGCGGTGGCGGTGGATTACAACACGGCGGCTCGTTTATAGTCGGCGGTGGCGGTGGTACGGATTCGCAACGGGTGTCGTTTATGGCAACACCGGGAGAGCGCGTCACAGTCGAAACACCGAATCAGCAACGTGCAAGCGGTAGCGATGGCGGCGGCGTGGTCAAAGAACTCCGCGCCCTTCGTGCTGATCTTGCTAACGTGGTAGCCAAGCCAATCGTCGGCGCGGTAAGCCGTGGTCAACTTGCTATGGCGGGAATGGGACGGCATTGAGTGTTTCAGATGCAGAATATCAGGCTTGGCTTGCAGACCCTCAACAGGAGCGCGTTTTGCTAGCCGAAGTGAAAGCCTACAGCGGGGGCAGTGAATCGACCTACTATCTGGGGTCGAAATACTTTCACACGGGCGCGTCAGATACCCCGGCGAATACGACTTACGAAGGCGTCCTTAAAGGTTCGCCTTTCTTCAGCACGACGATGAGCGAGGCGTTTGGCGGTCGTTCTTATGTGTCGATAGGTGAGATATCGATAGATAACAGCGACGGCGATAGAGATGCATGGATCAATTACGCATGGGATGGCAGGGACGCGATTATTAAGATCGGCGATCCTTACTGGGACATTGCGGACTTTAGAACGATCCTGACCGGCGTGGTCGAGCGGCTTTCTATTGCCGACGATTACACGCTTAATCTGACCCTGCGCGACAATCAGCGCAAACTTGATGTGCCTTTGCAGACCTCTTTGATTGCTTCTGGCGTGGAGACCGATCAGGTCATACCGCTTTGCTATGGCGAGGTTTACAACGCGCAACCTGTTCTTATCGATCAGGCAACGCACGAATACCAAGTCCACGAAGGGCAGATCGAGGACATCGTTCAAGTTTATGTGGACGGACATGCTACATCGTTGACCGTCACTAAAGATTTAACCAACGGAAAGTTCACGCTTAACTCTGACCCCAAAGGTCACGTTACTTGCGACGTTCAAGGCCACAAGCCTAGCGGCTCTTACAAGACAACTCCCGGCGACATAATCAGAGAGATCGTCGGTCGAGTGCTAACCGATCCAACCGATCTGGATACCGCCGCATTTACCCAATTCAATACGGACTTTCCTTATACGATAGGAATGTATTTTGATAAGCGCACGAATCTTTTGGATGCGCTTGATTCTGTTCTTCCTGCTGGTTGGTATTACGGTTTTGATCGTGACGGCAAGTTTACTCTTGCAAGATTAAACGACCCGTCCGGCGAGACATCTGAATTGACCATCGATAATCTTGAATCGCATGGCGATCTAAATATCCAAAAGGCCGACGTACCCGAATGGCGAGTTCGGGTCGGATACAAACGCAATCATCACAAAATGGATGTCGGCACTAAAGCAGACGTAACAGAAGAAGAACGCGCATTTCTCGAAGTAGAGTTTTTAAACGTAGCGAAAGCCGAAGATGCAACCGTCAAGACAACGCATCTGCTTGCACAAGACCCTGACGTTCTGGCAAGTACCATCACGGGATCGAGTGACGCAAGCACAGAAGCCACGCGCCTTTTAAATCTTTTTAAGGTTCAGCGATATACCTACAACGTCAGCGCATACGTCGCGCCCTTGCAGATCGAGATAGGTTCTTGCGTGACCTTGCAGGATGATCGATTCGGGCTTTCAAGTGGGAGCAAGTGCATCGTGACAGGCATCACGGAATACTTGCTTGATAACAAAATTGAAGTGGATTTGTGGCAATAAATGGGCGATAGCAAACTCTTAGGCACTAGCCACCTCGACGGCCTCACGCTTACAGCAACAAGCGAGGCGGGAACTTATCTCGCAAGCAACTTGCTGAACGTGCAACCCGGACGCATCTGGCGAAGCACATCCACAGCCGCGCAGACGATAACCGCTGATCTGGGTGAGGATAAGCGCAATAATGCTTTCTGCATCTACGCGCACAATCTATCCAATGATGGCACGGCATCCGTCCGGCTCACCTTGAGCAACGACGCGGCGCACACCGATATCGTTTACGACAACACGGTTGAAGGCACTGATCCGCTTTACGGATGGGGCGAGGGGCCGTATGGCATGGAAGGATACGGCGGTTATTCATCGGAAGGATGGGCGCAACCGTTCACCGTGATCTGGCTCGGCGACGTTTATGTGGC